CAGTGTTTGCGTATCAGTCGTTCCAACTACCGCGCCCGCTGGCGCAGTCTTGCCGGCGAACGAGTCAAGGTCGGCATCGTAGGCTTGGACATTTGTGCCGATGGCCAAGCCTAGTGCCGTCCTTGCATCGGCTGCCGTCGCCCCACCTGTTCCGCCTTGCGCCACTGATAGCGCCGTGGCCAGGCCGGACAGTGACGTGATGTCGCTGTTCGCGCCGCTGGCTGCTGCGCCAAGTGTGGTGCGCTGCGCCGAAGCGCTGGCGCCGGCAACAAGTGACCGCCCGGACGCCGTGAAGGTCGCCAGCGACCATGTTCCCGATCCGGTGGAGTACGGCAGGCGATCTGCCGCGCTGGTCAACGCCGCGATGGCCGCCAGGTCTGCGTCATAGGCTTGGACGTTGGTGCCAATGGCCAGGCCAAGTGTGGTGCGCTGCGCGCTGGCCGAAGCGTCTGCCAGCAACGTGCGCGCCGCTGCCGTGATAGCGGTTAGCGCCCAAGTGTTTGACCCAGTGGAGTACGGCATCTTGTCGGCAGCACTGGTCAACGCGGCAATGGCAGTCAAGTCTGCATCGTATGCCTGCACGTCGGTGCCGATGGCCACGCCCAACTTGGTGCGCGCTGCGGATGCCGATACCGCTTCCAGCGCCGTTGCGCCCGCATTCACGAATACCGGCAATGCACCGTTACCCGTCACGTCTGGCAGTTTGTCAAAGCCAGCCTCGACTGCGGCGAATTCGGCGCGGATGGCCGATGACGATCCGGTTGCGCGCGTGCCTGGCGTGCCGGTCTTGCTGTAGAAATCGTTGGCCATCAGCGCAATTTCCTTCGAATGGAGTAATCAATCAGGGCGCCGCTGAACTTCAACGGCGCGTAATAATCTGCGTTCCAACTCAGCATCAGCGACACGTTTTCCGCTGATCCAGTCATATCCACGCTGGATGGCGTCAGTGCGCGTCCGTCCCAAGTGAATGAATCCCAAGTGAACCCGTCCCATGCGACCGACGACAATTCGGTCACGACCGCCTGTACACCGGGTTGCTCGACTTCAGTGGAGCCGTAACCCAGTTCGTAGGTGAAATTGAAGCCGGCATATCCGGCGCCCTGGACTTCGAAGGTCGCGCGCCGGTAGCGCTTGGTCACGCGCGGGCTGCCCATTGGATCAAACGCCAGATGCAAATAGCCCTCGATGTCGTCGCCGTCGAAGCTGGTGCCGGATTCGAGCTGGTACACCATGCCGTCGGCGGATCCGGCGTAGATCGCCTCGGTGCCATCGCTCAATTCGGAAGAACACACGCAACGCATGACGTCGGGGAACAGTTGCGGCATCATGCCCAGCAGCTTTTTGTTCTGGAAGGTCGCGTAGATCGCGCTGCCGTCGGCAAAGAACAGCCGATACTGGTTCTTGTCGCGGGCAATGCAGGAGTCGGTCGCCGAATTGCGCCGGCTGGTCAGATAGGTCTGGATCCGCTGCGAAAGGGTCGCGTCGGAGAAGTTGCCGAACGATTGCGATGCCGCCAGGCTGGTAATGCCGCGGTCATCGAACATGATGGTGCTGCTCAATTGCTGGATGGTGTCGTCCAGTGCGCCGGCTTCATCCTTGTAAGTGACCAGATTCCAGTCGCCGGAATCGTTGCCGTACAAGATGCCGATGGTATTGCGGGTAAAGATCGACAGCGCGCCGGCCGTTTCGGAGCCGCCCTGCGCCCTGAAGCCGGTCACGGTATCGCCCATGCCAATTTCACTGGCACCCAAGATCGGCGACCAGATATAGGGCGAGCCTGGCGCTGAATGCTGCACCGATCCGTAGAAGCTGAAGAACAATTGGCTCTTGTGCGCGCAGATGTGCTGCGGTGCATCAGCGGTCATGCCGGTGTCGATTGGCACGAATACCGTGCCGTCGAACTCGAAGCCGCGGTTCTTGCCGTCCACGCCGTACATGCGCTTGGTCGTGATGCCGCCGCCGAAGTTCGAATTGACGAAGCGAAAGCGCCCGGAAGGTACGGCAAAGGTGATGGCGCTGGCGTCACTGGCAACGGTTGCCACGTTCAGGTTGGCGCCGACGTTCAGGTTTTCGGCCACGAACGCGCCGGTTTGCGAAGCGAAGATCAGCCGTCCGGCTGCCGTGCCCCCTGCGAACGTGCCAGTTTCGAGCACCACGCGCGTGACGACTGCCGTGGCTGCCGACGTCGCGCCGGTGATCGTATCGCCCTCGGCAATGGTGTAGGTGCCGCCGGAAGTGAAGGACAGTTCTCGCCCAAGGGCAACCAGCGACCAGCCGGATGCCGTGGACTTGTACATTGCCGCCGTCAGGCCATCGGCCGCATCGCGGAATCCGTACACAACATCGTTGTACTGCCACACGCCCAGTACGTTCCCAGTTCCGGGGATCGCCGCGATGTCGGCGCGGTAGACGTCGGCAGCCAGGTTCTTGTATTGCGCGCCCAGCAGCGCCGTACTGGCGCCGTCCACCACTTGCGCATCGGTACAGGTTCCCACGACGACACCGGCCACTTTGATATTGCCAGTGGAGAACGTGCCGGTAATCTTGGTCAGGATCGCTTGCCCGGTAGGCAGCGCAATCACCGTGCCGTAGGAGGTGCCGGCGTTATCGGTCAGTACATCGCCCAAGGCGACGGTGCCGGTAATGTTGACCGTCAGGACCGCGTAACTGGCCGCGGACGGTTTGGCCTGGCCGTCGAAGCGCTCGTACCCCATCGAGGTCGCATAGCCGCCGTTGATGTCGATCTCGGCGTTTTGCGACTCGCGCAGGAACCCCGACGGGATCGACAGTGCCGGCGTGACGACATCCAGCCCGCCACTGAACGGCAAAAATCTGGTCGTGACTTGCGGAGCCGGCAACTTCCTCATGCCAGTGCGCCCGCCATCGTGATTGTCGGGGTGGAGTCGGACTCCAGTTGCGGCAGGTACAGCCGAATCTTTTCCTTGGCGCCGGCGTACACTTCGGGCGCCGCCTCATACACGGCGTAGGACACAATCGCCTGCCACACGATCAGCATGTGGTACTGCTCAGGCAGCAGCGGCTCATCCGCATCAGCGGCCAAGACTTGCGCGCGCTTGAAGTACTCGCCCACGACGGTATAGGCGTCGTCGGGAACCGGATAGAACACGATCGACTTGTCCGGCTTGATCGTGAAATGCGTTGGCCGACCCGTCGTCGTGCGGCTGGTACTGAACAGGAACATGCGCTTGAAGTCCGGCCACGGGTAATACGTCAGGTGCATTTCGTTGGCGGTGTCGGTCAGGTAGACTCGCACATCGCAGGTTTCCCACGATGCCAACTCAGTGAGTGACAAGGTAGCCAGGCTGTATTCCTGCGTGGCGGCAGAAAGCGTCAACGAAAAGTCGGCGCGCAGGAAATTCCAGTTGCGCCGACGGTTCTGCAATTCCCGGTATGCGCCGGCCACCCAATCGACAACCCGCTGCATTTCGCCGGTTTGGCTGGTCACGGTCGCCGGGCCAGTGCCGGCAATGCCGACTTCCTGGCGCAGCGATTGGCACAATTCGAGATAGGTCATGTCACGCCTGGTTCAAGACGGCACGCAGCCAATCGCTGCCGCGCGGGTGCGGGTCGGACAGCACTGAGAACGGATACCGCAGGGCAGTCGATGGCTTTTGAAGGTCGAACATCACGCCGTCCGGTCCGCGCTGGCGCTCCTGCGTGAACGTGGTCACTTTGCGGGTCGCCAGCTCATTGACGAACTTGCGTTTGACCGTCTTGGTTTCCCCGCGCCGGAACACTTCGCGCTGGTTGTTATTGAAGATTTCGAATACCTGCTCGGCGGTCTTGTCGCTGGTCGTGTGGATCTGCACTTCGACCGGCATTTCCATGAACGCCAGCATTTGCAGTTTTTCCTGGTCGACCGGACGATCAACCGGCACGATCAGCGCCGGTTCCAGCGCATCCTTGGCCGGTCCGGTTGACTTCATTGCGCGCGGCACGTCCTGCCCAATGGTTTCTTCCATTGGCTCGAACGTCTTTTGCGGTGCCACGTTGGGCACGCGGGTGTCATTAGGTACGCCTCTTGGCATTACAGTTCTCCAAATGAAAAGACCCCGCCGAAGCGGGGCCGGGTGGGTGAATGGGTAATCAGCCGACGCGGTACGTCACGAACGTGTCAGCAGCCGATTTGCGAGTGCGGAACGTGGCCGAATAGCCGGTGATGCCGCCGGTGGTCACATGCAGCGATTGCACGATCGGGCCGCCCACGATGGTATGACCCGTCGTAGCAGTAATCGTGATGGTGTCGGCTGCGGCCAGGGCATTGTTGATGACGACCCAATCAAACGAGTCATTCACGTTCATGTCCACGGCTGAGTCGATTGCCGCACCGGTGGGCAGCGTGTAGGCGACTGTGGCACCGGTGGCTGTTGGCGTGGCATTGAGGATGCCGGTCAATAGTTGCGAAATGGTCAGCGTGGCAGCCGTGGTGGCTGTGGCCGGTGCGACCTGCGGGCGAAGCGCCAGCCCACGCAGGGGAATGACATTACCGCGTCCGCCGCCACGAACAAAGGCGCGACGACCAAGTGCCAGTTCGGTATCGACACTGACACGGCCAAGTTTTTGGTTGAGCATGGTTTTTCCTTTTAAGGTTTTGAAGCAGCCCCCGAAGGAGCCGCTTGGTTTCGGAATGAAGCCGGTTTAGCCTACTGCGCGCCAGTTGCAAACCTCGCTGGCGAGGATCGCGGCCAGGGTGGCGTTTTGCGATACCTTGAAATAGCGACCGTTGACGTTGGCAGTCCCATCGGAGTCGCAGATCGTGATGCCCTTGTTGGTCGTCTCGATCGTGCGCGTGCCGGCAGCCGCCGTCTTGAGGCAGGTATCCGCGGCCATGCCTTCGTACCACTCGATGCGAATGCGCGATGTGTTGTTCGCCCAGTCGACATAGCGCGGCGTGAAGCCCACTTCGTAAACCGAATAATCGGCAGCGGTGATGGATGTCGCCGGGTAGGTGACGCGACCGCTGGCCTGCATGGGGGCATCGCCCGATTGGGTGGCAGTGTTGGTAAAAGCTGTGTTGTTAGCCATGATGATTCCTTTGCAAAGTGTGAGAGGCGGGCCGCCGGTTAAGGCGACCCTATTGGATTGTTGTCAGGTCAGTTCGACGTGTTTGTCGAGCCAACCTCCGCCACGGCCATCCAGCCGTTGTTGGCCACCAGCACGGCAGACCAGAAGGTCACGCCGACGTAGCCACGTTGACCCAGCGGATCGGACTTGTCCTTTTGGGTGTGCGGGATGTGGGTCGGGTCGACCGCCTTCTCGCCGCGCAGGGCAACGTCGAACGCACCGTCGGCGCCGACCACGATCATCGGATACACGTCGATGGTCGAGCCAGTGGTCGAGTACAGGTCGGTGGAGCCGACGGACGCGCCCGCATCAGGGTAAGCCGCCAGTTCTGGCGACACGATGAAGCGGAAACGCTCGCACGATCCGATTTCGTTCTCGTTGATTGCCGCGCGGCTGGCGTACTTGGCGACCGGCACGAAGTTCGGCAGATCGCGGATGTCGCCCTCGCAGTCGGTGTGGCAGAACACCAGAAAGCCGGCCTCGATGGCGCTGGTGTCGTAGTTGGCCGACGCGGCGAGAACCTTGTTCTTCATCGCAGCGTGATTGGCCAGCAAGCCTTTTGCGATGTTGCGCAACAGGTTCAGCGTGATTGGCTCATCGACCGTCAGACGGGTTGTGCCGCCCGAATAGTGGACGTTGGTGCAGGCTTTCATCGAGCCGAAGCGGATCATTTCACGCACCAGGCCCATGCGCTCACCGCACTGGATTTTCTGATCTTCGGGGATTTCGTCCTCGTACAGTTCAGCGGCCTTGTCGGTGTAGCTGTACAGGCAGCCGTACTGCGAGAGCGTCACCGAAACGTCATGGTAGGTGATCGCGTCCGGCGTGGGTGTCACGCCTTCAGAAACGATGTGCTGCGCCGACGTCAGCGACCAGCGATTGATCGTGTTGGCGTTGGTCGAGGCGCCGCCGTAAGGCAGCACGCGACGGTAAGTGATGTTGTCGCCCGATTTCTTGGGCATGGGCTTCATCGTGCAGCCAAGTGCCAGAACCTCGAAAGGTACGGCATGAGCGATCATCTCGCCCTTGACTTCGTTGATGCGGCCGGCTTGGGTGCTATAGGCTTGTGTGGTCATGATCTTCTTTCATATCTGCGGCCTTATCTGCGGACTTTATTGAATCCGGCATTCAGGCCAGCGTTATCAGGGAGAACGCCCGGCGCCGTCACTGGTGTCCCGTTCGGGGTCAGTGCTGCTTCGATGCGTTTGTCGGTTTTCTGCTTCGGTGCCTTGGACTTCCATTCCTTGAAAGCGTCCAAGTTTTCGGAAATGTAGAGCGCGTCCCAACTGTTATCGAGTTCGGTGCGATGCTCTGCCGGCAGCGTGTTTTTCCAGAGTACGAAGTCGTCGCTCTTGACGGTGGTGCGCCAGTCGCGGTGTTTCATCGCTAGAAGTTTTTGCTCGTTGGCGCGATTGATTTCTTCCAGGCGTTGATCGAAGCGGGCTTCGATTGCGGCTGAATCGGCATTGTTCGTGGACGATCCGATACTTAATTCGCTCAGATCCTCGGCGAGCATTTCTGCCAGTTCGGGGAAGTTCTCAGTCAGACGCTTCAGCGCTGCACCAGTGACTTTGGTAGGTGCGCCAGCCGGACGTTCTTTCAACTCATTGATCGTGCGTTGAAGTTCGCCAAACTTGCCAAATGCCTTGTCATGGTTGCCCTTGATCTGCGATTCAAGTTCCTCGACGCGCTGTGCTTTCGCCAGTAACGCCTTGAATTCGGATTCCTTGAAGCCGCCGATCATCGGTTCCTCGACGGCTTGCGCCGCTTCGGTTGCTGTGAGCTGCACTTCTGTCGATGCTTCGTTACCCGCAGGCTCGGCACGTTCTTGACGCAGTGTTTCGACGGGCGTGATTTCCTCGCGCGTCTTGTTGAAACCGGCGTCCAGCGATGCTTCTACCTGCGCTTGTTCTGGTGCTGCCTGCTCATTTTCCATTCTGCTACTCCAATGCAAAAAGCCACCCGAAGATGGCTCTTGTTACGGCAACGGGCGCTTGCGCGTCGATTGCCTACGCTGCCGGGGCGGTTAGGCGCCGGCGAATTCGGTCAGTCCAATGCTTTTGGTGGGCGGTCCATTGCCAGCAGCAACTTGATTTCAGCGATGCGACCCCGCAGCCTGGCGGTCTGCACCGCGTCCTGATCGCTGTCGTTCTGGTTGCGCGCCTTCTGAAGCTGCACTTCGTAATGTTCGCGGATGCGCTTCCATGTGTCGGAATTGCGGTCGGCTTCCGTGAGAATGCTCATTTCTGGAATGCCTCACCCTCTGGCGCCCGACCAGCCGGCTCGACAATCGGGCGCGCAACCTGCGGGCCTTTGCCATTCATGCCGGCCATTTCCTTTTGCGCCTTCAAGGTCAGCGCGACCTTGGCAAGATCGCCCTTCACCTTATCCAGCGACACATTGCGCGTATTGGCGTAATCCAGCATTGCCAAACGCTCACGCTGCGCCAGTTCGGCCATCTTCGCTTCGTGGTTCGCGCGATCGCGCTCGGCAAGCGACTGGTTGTAGGCCGTGTCGCGGTCGGTGTCGATCGCGGACTTCTTGACCGACGCATCGGCGCTGATCTGCGCTGCCTGCAAACGTGCCTGGGCGCCAATCTTGGCCGTTTCGATGCGCGGATCGCCCGGCTGCGGCTGCTGGTCGATCTTTTCCTGTTCTTCTTCGGTGTACTGGAACCGCTTGGGGTCGAGTTTCTGCGACTTCAGCGCTTCGATGATCCACTTCTTCGGGTCAATGCCAAACTGCGGGTTCTGCACCAAGGCGCCCATCTGCAAGATCGCCTGATTCTGGGCGTCACGCTCAAACAGCGCCGACGAACCCTTGGCGTCAATCACAAAATCGCCCTTTTCCTTGTTGTCCTTGCCATGCAAGAGCAGCCATTCGTAATACCGGCGGATATGTGGCTCGGTGATGCAGTCATCGAACAGCTTGGCCAGCCGGCGCAGCACCGCGGAGGCGTTGTTGTTCAATATCTGCATGCCGCCCACGGTATCGGTCGCGGCGCCCTGCTGCCCTTGAGACAGTAGCGGCATATTGGTCACGCGCTCGGCCAGTTCCATGCCGAACTTGACGATGTTCATCAGTTCGACTTGCAACGACGGGATGACGATGCTGTGAATGGCGTCGCTCATCTTCTTGATGTCGTCGCTGGTTTCCAGCCGCTTCCACATCTTGCGCGGCGCCAGTTCCCACGCCCCATCGGCGGGCTGAATCATCGTGTCATCAATGAATATCTGCGGTCCAGCCGACAAGCCGGCGTTGTCCAGCATGTTGCGGGTCGCACCATTGACGATGCGCTGGGCTGCCCGGACTTGCCGGCTCACGCCTGTACCCGTCCAGGTTCCCTCGCGGCGCTGCCATACCATCACGTCATACGGGAATTCGCCCGAATCCAAGGTGGACATCGCCGCCTTGATGACGTGATCGTTGACCATCGTGACAATCACGGGGATCGTTTCGCCCTCGTCGCACTCGCACCCGGCCGCCGCCAGATCGTCCTGATTGGCTGACCCGTGGAAATACCAGATTTCGAAGCGGTCCTTGTCGCTTGGCGCGTCTTTGCTGCTGCTGTCTGAATACTTGTTGGCCGGCCCTTCCATCAGGCACAGGTCAATTTGCGAGTCGATGTAGGCTGGCGTGCCGTCAGAATGCAGCGTGCCCTTCAATTCGCGCAGTTGCCGGGCGGTGATATGGTCGCGCTCCCAGACATAGGAGCCGTTGTGAATCGACTGCCCGCAGGCGCGATCCGGAAAGAAGTTGCGCGGGTCGATGCGCTTGGAGCCAGGCTTGGTTTCCTCGATGATCTTCAGTTCGAACGAGCCATCGTCACGACGCAGCAAGGCTTTCGCCCGGCGCTTGATCGGAATTGGCCCTTTCAGGATGCCCGTGCCAATCTTGGCCGCGCCTTCAATGACTTGGCGCACTTCGGCATGCCACTGTGATTCGGTCAGCCAGTCCCAAATGCGGGTTTCAGCCAGCTTGGCCGCGGTCTTGGCCTGTTCCAGCATCGCCTCGGCAATCTGCCCGGCAGTGGCTTGTTCGCCGTCCGCCCTGGTAATGACCGTCTGATCGTCTTTGGCAGCCAGCACGTCCTGCATCGGCGTCGGATCAACACCAAACGGCATGTCATCGGTCGGCAGCAGCATGTCGGCTACCCGCGCGCTGGCCATGTCGACGTAAGGCTGGGTGATATTGACGAACACCGTGGACCGGGTGGATGCCGGAGCGGCTTCGGTGCGCAGTCCGGCATTCATGACCGGCGCTTTCGATACGACTTCGGCGCGGTTCAGGTCGTCAATGCCCTCGTAAAATTCTTCATCTTCCTGCCATTCGCGCTCGATGCCAGATGCCTGCCGACCTTCGACGGCATCTTGCCGCTTGCTGGCCAGTGATAAGGCGAACGCATCCAGCCTGGCCACGCGCATTTCGTCGGCGTCAGTGACCGGCACGGGCTTTTTCTTCATGCCAGGACGCTGACAGGGTTCTTCGGCGCAGCAATAATCGGCAGCATCTTGCGCTGCTCGTCGCTCAGGTCGCCGCATCGCTCATCCAAGTGCAAATTGATGTGGTAGCCGGGCAGCGTTTCCATGATCGGCGCGTCCTCTGTGCCGCCGGTCCGCTTGGTGATGATGCCGACGTCAACGAGGTGGACGCCTTCCGTCTTGGCGAGGTAGGCAGGCGTGGTGAATGTCTGCTCAGGTACGGTGACATACTCCATCGTCATGTACTCCGTGCCCTTGTCGTAATACGACACACCGTTATGCTTGACTTCTTCCATGCGCCAGCCATAGGCCATAACCAGCTCAAACAGCAGCGCACGATCTGTTACATCCCTAAATGTCTTCTGTTGATGCTCCGCTATCGTCTGCGTCTGCTCTGGTACGGCTTGCACAAGGTCAGCGGCTTCCAAGGCTGCGAGGATTGCGGCTTGGGTAGCGGCTTGCAGGTAGTAGGTGGTTATCATGATTAGGCCGTGAGGGTCTGTGTGTTCTTGATGGCCGGGTAATAGATGAACTTACGCAGCCACAGCGATTGCTGCGAGGAACCGTTTGAACTAAAGGCGAGGACGTTTAGACCAGTCGGAAGCACCACGGACGCATCATTACCGAGATCGACCCCGTTAAGCCCCGCGCCAACATTATTAGCGGCATAGGAAAGTCCATATCTGTAAACCGTTCCCGCTGTGACAGCCGGTTGACTTAGGCTTCCTATTTGAGATACGCCTCCTGCCGTGACTACGGTCTGGAGGAGGTTTCCGGTCGTTACAAACTGACCAAACCTGTTCGATGATGTGCCATCAGAAAAGGCAGTAATTTGTGACGAGGCGGAACGTAGGCCCACCAATTCGGTTTCGACATACATGGTTCCGCTTACCGCGTTAAACCAAGGACTGAGCGTGCCAATCGTCAGCGAGTCGGCGAGTCGGGTAATCGCTGCGGTGGTGGTTTCGCCCATGTAGGACGATGCGAAGGAACCGGCTTCGAGTTGTGCGCCCCAAATGTCCACTTCATCGCCGGATGTAGCGAGGTGGACGGCAAAGCGCCCCGTAGTCGATGCGCTTGTATTCGTCGCCTGGAGCCGCTGCCAACTTGATGTGACCGTAATAGGCATCAAGGTTAGTTCGGCGACGCGCAGGCTTACTTGGCCTGTCCCTGTGCGGCGCTTGATCCAAATAGCGCCCGCATAAGCCGCCCCTGATGAAATGGTCGGCGCTTGCTGGATTACAGAGCCAGCCCCCGTTGCTGTCAGTGTTGTCGCTGTGTTCGTGCCATCCGGTGCGGTGCCAACGTTTGGCGTTACGGTCATGGTCGTTTTGACCCACGCCGCATTGTCGAACTGCTGGTTATACGTCAGCAGATTCGTCCGCTGCTCCTCCACCGGCATCCCGCGAACCGTCAATGTCGCCGGATCGTAGTCAATCCCGAACGCGCCAGAGGCAATCGCGGTCAGCGTACCGGCTGAGTTCGTGTTCATGCGGGCCGATGCGCGGGAGAGGGTGACGATATCGGCGAGGTTCTTTTCGACTAATGGCATATCAAGCCTTTACCTTGTAGGAGCCGACCAGGCCGGGGATCGTGGAGTCGTCCTCCCACACGGCGTAGCGCTCTTGAATGAAGTCCAGCGACAATGTGATGTCGGGCGCGTCGACAAAATTGAGCGACAGCGTGCCGTTGGCGATGTCCTGGCCATCAAAGCGCCGGTCAACCCGTGCGCCCATGATTCGGCGCGCGCCATAGCTGCCGAGCGACATTTAATCCAGCACCTTCAGGCGGATGTCGAAGCGCTCGGCCGACACCGGCACATACGCATTGCGTACGACCAGCACGCCATACAGCGCGTTGTCGTCGCGTGAACAGTTGATCGGCATGCCGATGTTCTGGATGTCACAGACCGCATTGCCGCCGGCGCCAGACGTTGCTGCACCAGCCTTGAATGACGATGACGTGAAGGCGATGATGCCCACCAGCGTGCGCAGTTCGGCGTCACTGGGCGCGAACGCGGCGTTGTCATTGACGGCCGCCGGCGATTCATCGAACAGCCACAGTTCCAGATCGGGCTTCGTGGACACGTTGGCCGACGACACGCAGATCGCTTGCTGGATGATGGCGCTGCCGCCTTTCTCCCTGGCGGCGCGCGGGAAGGTGATGACGGTTGGCGCCGACGTGGAATCGGCCACCACATCAGCCGCGGTGTACGTCGTGGTATCAGCCGGGCGCGTGAAATTGCTGGCGATCGTGCGAATGACGCCGAGAACTTTTTCCATATCGGTCCTTTAAATGCAAAAACCGCCCGGAGTGCGGTAAAATTACCCACAATCAACGAGGCGGAAATGAATAAAAATCTTCTTAATGCTTACTTCGCCGGACTCATTGATGGCGAAGGGACGGTCGCTGTTTTCCCCCATAAGGGCGGGACGCTTGTTCGCCCTGTAATTAAGGTTGATATGACTTGCGAAAAAACCATTCGCGCACTGCATGCGCACTTTGGTGGCTATTGCGCCGTCAAAAAAACGGATAAGAAGAACAAACCACAATGGCGATGGGAAGTAACCTTCCAAAAAGCCAGAAACGTAGCTCTCGAAATCCGTCCTTACCTCATTACAAAAGCCGATGGAGCTGATGCAGTGATTGCATACACCCCAAAGCGAAGCCTTCTAGTCACCGCCAACATCTAGGCGGTTCGAATTGGTTGGTTGCGGCTTATCCCAGCATGCCCAGGCCAGCATCGGCGGGGCGGAAAGGCATCGCGGTCACGGTTGCCCGCTTGCGCTCGACACATGGCACGGCGAACGTCAGCATCAGCGAATCCGCCCTGTCCGGCGACTTGATGCCGCGGCGCTTGGCATCGTCCTTGTCCTCGATGAGCCGCAGCCCACCGCGGTATTTGTACTTCAGCGCGGACAGTTCCGACTTCAACTCCGGATCGTTGGGCAGGCTGACCGGACCGTTTTCCAGCCACGCCCGACCGTTCGCCCACATTTGCGCGCGCAGGTTGTAGTTCTCACCATCGCTCACGCGCACCGATGAATTGACATCGACCACGATACTCGCGCGGCGGACGTTGCCGTCCCGCCCGTAATCGTTCGGGAAGAATTGCCGCAGTCGGTCGGCCACACCAGAACCCACGCCAATCACATCGACGGCAATCTGCGCCACCAGCACGCCGGCCTTGGCAAAATTGTCCACTTCCGTCTTGACGTGCTGCGCCAGTGACATCGTGTCGATCTTGGAAAACACTTTCTGCCAGATCAATACCCGGCCACGGCGCGCGGTAATCACGCTCTTGTCGTCGCCAAACCGCGCCACGTCCACGCCCAATTGCAGCGGTCCATTGGCTTCGACTTCTGCCGGGCCGTTCTTCTGGCCGGCGTCCACCAGTTCGCCAGGGACGAAGGCGTCACCAATCGACGCCTCGTAATTGATGTCAATCTCCTGCGCGACAATCACCGGATCCAGCGTATCAATCTGCTTCTGATACCAAGCATCGTCCTTGCGCGGGTCATCGCGCCAGTGGAACGTGAATACCGGAATCTTCCCGCCGTGCCGCTTGGCATGGAAAGGATTGCCGGCGCCGTTCGGCGTTGATACGTCAATCTTACAGTTCGACGTCTGCGACAGCGCCGCATCGACCGCCGCGGCATGCTCGTAATACGCTGATTCGTCCTTGAAGTAGATCGATGTCCGGTTGCCGCGGCCAATGTTGTCGCCGGCCTCACCCACGATCGCTGACCCGGTTTCGGGGTTCAGGATGCGCATGTGCGGCGCGTGCTTGCCTTCGTCGTAGCCTACCGGGCGAAACTCCACCGGCAGCAGGCTGATGAACTGGCGCACCTTCCAGAACAGCGACTTCGGGTCGCCAATCTTGTCGACGTATTCCTCTTTGCGCGATCCGAAGCCGATCACCGTGCCGGGCTGGTATAGCCACATCCAGACCGCAATGCCCACGCATAGCCATGAAACGCCCATGTCGCGGGACTTCTCAGCCAGGCCATCTTGCCGGCCACGCCAGCGCTCGACCACCCAATCAATAAATGCTTCCTGCTTCGGGAACAGGATGAACGGCACGACCGCGGGAATGCCGCGCTCGACGTTGCGGGGATCGAATGTCATGCCCCATTCGCTCATCCACTCGACCGGATGCGTCTTGTAATAGGCTTTCAGCGCTGCCAGGTCAAAGCCTGGCGCCCGAATGCGCTGCAACCGCTCCGTCCTGAGCCGGTAGACCACGCTGTAGTCCGGATTAATCCAGTCAAACCCGTCCAGCTCGTTCGCCGGCGCGCTCACTTCCCGCCCAACATCGCCTTGTAGGCGTCCTCGGCGGTCATCGTGACCGTGTGTTCGTGCTGCTGCGGGCCGCCATTGGGGCCGGAATGCTCATGGTCGATCTTGTCGCGCCACAAGGCAGGCTGGCGATTCTTCAGCCATAACGCTGCCGCCGGCGTATCGGGCGGGTAGCGCTTGACCGTCTTGGTAATCACAATCTCGCTGCCGCCGCCGCCGCCCACCGATACGGCCTTGATGTCATCCTCTGGATGCTCGTAGCCCTTGGCGCGATGGAACAGGGAATTGGCGATTTCCGCGTCCGCCAGATCCTTGCCGCGCGTGAGCGACTCAAGAAACTTGGGCTGCGCGGACTTCCATGCGTTCAAGGTCTGTTCCGAAACGCCGAAAAAGTCAGCCATCCTTCGGTCCGTTGCGCCCAGCAAGCAGAGTTTGTATGCCTGCTCCGCGTACTCTGGCTTGTAACTGGTTGGCCGGCCGTTCTTTTTTGGCGCTGTCTTGGTTGCGGGCTTGGCCTTTACCGGCTTCACCGCC